AAATTCATTTGCAATACCAAAGCCTTTTGAATCTGTTGATTCTCCTCTAATATTACCTATATACCAATATGTATCATACCAGTTGAACCTTAATCCGTTTCTTATTGCAAGTAAAGACTTGCGATCTAGAGTACCATTATTTGTATAGAAATTGGTGATATCACAGTCTTCCAACCCCTTGAATATAATGGCGTTATTGGTAGCAGCGGATGTAAGAGTTCCAGTCATAGTATCGCCAGCCTTTTTCACCCATCTACCGTCCAATACGGAAGTAGGGATATGACTTGCATCTATGACTTTACTTGAATCAGCCTTTTTCAATTCAGCCCACATAGCGTCAGCGTCAAGTCCTCCCTTCGCCATTTTCCAAATCTCGTTTATCGTGTACGCATTAAACGTATTGTCAAG